ATACCACAAATGCCATTGAAGGATTCAACCGCCAGCTCCGGAAAGTGACCAAAAGCAAGACGGTTTTTCCGTCGGATGACAGCCTTTTGAAAATGCTGTATCTTGCGACTATGGACATTACCAAGAAATGGACAGGACACCGACAGGATTGGGGACAGATCCATTCCCAGCTTGAAATCTATTTTGAAGAGCGTCTGATTGGACACAACCTGTAAAAACAGCTTGTTTTAGGCAGGTTTTATTGACATGCCCAAAAACTCCTGTATAATGCAGATATGGGCAGAACCTGAAAAATCGGCTCTGCCCATTTGTAACTGATATGTAATGACCTCTTGTCAAGTACAAATTAACAGAAATCACCACAAAATATTATTTAATTGTCTGAAGGCACCCTGAAAGAGCCTCGGAGTATCAGTTCCCGGCATTGGCCACTCTGATATACGTGGATTGGTTACCTACAGGTCAATGGTCCGCCGTGAGCTCTATCGTCTATTCGCGTGGATCACAGATTTCTATGTGCCAACATAGTTACGTCGTAGATAGCTCGAACCTCGAAATGGCCGAAGCCCTTTCAGGATGTCTTCAGTTGTTACTTTTATTACTGGTCAGATGTATGTGGCGTAAGCCACCTTACAGCTGCTTGATTACCCACTATAACAGTGGGATGATGATGTCAAGGCTGCAAAGCACCGCCATCGGCGGCCTGGTCTTGATATCGTCAGCACGGTGTTATACCTGTATCAGGCGATATGTTCCGTCATCATGCCCCACATGAAACAGGCAAGCTCACGCGCAATTGCTGTTTTAGCTACATTGTGTTTCTTACTTTTCCCAAGAACCATTTTGTAGTATCGGCGTCTTAAGCGTTCATTGGCTTTATCTGCATAAGCAATAACCTGTGGCGAATTTCCGGCTTGACGTGATTTCAGTTCCTTGGATTTGAATCCTATCTGACCACGGGCATAGCATTGAGAAGCTTCTGTAAGGAGCATACGGACATGGCGATTTCCGGCTTTGGTAATACCAAGCCTTGTCTGTCCGTCACCGCTGGAATCCTCGCCCGGAACAAGTCCAAGGTAGGACGCAAAATTCTGTGCAGACGCAAAACGCTGAAAATCACCAACCTCGACCAGAACAGATAATGCGGTGTGAGTCTTGATACCGATGAAACAACAGAGTTTCTTAACCGATTCTCTGTATTCATCCTTAGAAGCAAGTTCCTCAATGCGCTTATCCAACCGTTCAACCTTATCACTAAGAGTAGTATAGGTCAGCAGATATTCGTCGAGGATTTCTTTGTAAAGTGCCTCAGGGTTCAATGACTTAAGCCATTTGATGTGTGCTGCTGTCCAGTGGCTGTTTCCATCATAGCGATAGTTGTGGCGAAGGCAAAACGCTAGTATCTGCTGCTTGACCTTTTTGAGTGCCAGCTTATGATCATCCCTCATACGGAGGAATTCTTTTGTTTCCTCGTCTGTTGCTGTAGGGATATGAACAGGACTGTAATTATGCTGTGCGAGACATTTACCAATTATTTCTGCATCTCGTCTGTCAGTCTTAATTCTTCTTTTACTGCGTTGCTCAAGCATCGTAGTTGGAGCAAGTATCACACAGTTAACATCATGTTCTGTTAATTGATGATATAAAGTATAACCGAGGCAACCAGCCTCATAACCGCATATGAAGTTAGCATCGTTTCCGTAGACGGTACGAAGAAACTCCAGATACTTCAGAACATTTTTGTAATCAGCTTCTGTTCTCTGGAAGTGAGAACCTTTCTCTGCGTCGATTGTGTACGCACAAAGTGTAAAACTTTCTTTGTGTACATCCATTCCTACGTAAACTGTGTTATAATTCATTTGATGACCTCCCTTTGTATGCGGTAATCCCTGTTACCATTGTTCTTGTCAAACTTTAGTATACAGGTAAATCCACGAACCTACAATGTGGAGGTCATTACATATTGTCTATTAGATTCTCCTGTTGGATTTTTAAAGTCTATAATCAAGACATCAGTCAGTAATCGGTCACTGCCTTTACAAAAGTTCTGTTTTTTACTAACAGCCTGGATTCCTTCGCTTAACAAACCTAAACTCTGGGTGACATCCTCTATTGCATCTTTATTTTCTGCTATCGCTCCGGTCACAGTTCCATCACCGATACCAGATATATCAGTCGTTCCTATTTTTTTAGTATTACTATTTGCCAAATCATAAGCAGCTTTTACAGCTTTTGGCGTTGCCGCCACTCCAGCAGTTGATGCACTTGTACTTGATGTGCTGTCTGATAATTTGACATGTCCCAAAACGGAACTGGTAGCTTTAGATGTTGTATGACTTATTAATGTACTGACCGCCTTTGCAATCTTTCCGAACGCTACAGACGTTTTTTCACCACTGACCAGCGAGCTTAATTTTGATGCTTCTGTGTATGTTGGTGTTTGGTCATTTGTTGCAACATTTGGCACATTTCCAAGTCCTATCTGATTCTTCGTCACACCATGAGGGTTAGATTTATTTGCCACATGACTTATTAATGTACTAACCGCCTTTGCAATCTTTCCGAACGCTACAGTAATCATTTCTCCACTATTCAAATCTGACATGGCTGTAGACACTTCATAAGCTGGCTGCTTTAATCCATTAATCTCACGATCAATGATGTCCATGTTTTCATTCTGCACATTAATATCATAAAATTCATCCTCTGACGGCTTTGTTAAATTCAAATTTGTTGTTTTACTAGACATTCGTCAACACTTCCTCTCTCACTTGTTTCTGTGTGTATGCTGCCAACTGCGCATGCGTATAATGTGAAAGAATTTCATGCGTATTAAACATGCTAACAAAAATAACCATGTTAGCTGGCACAACACGTCTTAACATATCACACACATCCTGGTAATTATTCTCATTGCCTAAAGCTAATTTAACATTGAGTAAATATTTATCTGCGCTTAGAATCAGGCGATACCCATTCTCTCCTCACATTCTTTTTAATTGCTGTTCCAATACCGGCAGTGTATATGGAAGCTGTTCATTCAATTTAACCAAAATTCTAAATTTTCTCTCGTCTTGCGTATCTGTATCTTTTGGAATAATTCCAAGAATTTTCTCCATACGCTCTATGCCGATAGAAGATGAATCTGATACAAATTGATTATTCAAGACATTTTCTGCTTGCGGCCAGACTATTTCGAATTCTGGCTGTTCAGCTTCCATAATTGCTTTTATTTCTTTATATACCATTAAATATGGTGGCAAATAATCTATTATCTTACGCTCCATCCGTCACACTTCCTCTCACAGGAATGGAATTGGATTCCAATATTAAATTCTCTGCATTTCCATTTATCTTTGTATTTGAAATATCAATTACTCCGGCACAGTCCAAGATTCTTGTTTCAATTTGGCTGATTCGTACAATTAACTGATCAGACGACGCCCAGTTTTTTGCAAGTTCCTGAAAATAAGCGTCAATAGCTTTTTCAATATAATTTCCAGATGTTTTCCAACTCCACCCTGTCTGATATACGATATTAGTTTCTATCTGAATCTCCTTTTGGGTCGTGCCATCTACCGTTACGATATGTCCGATTGGAGCTACCGAATCAATCTCTTTTTGTACTTTTTCTATCAATGTGGTTGTAGGCACTGTATAATCTGATGCAATAATAGTTAACTTTACCGTTCCACCGCCATTCCAGACAGGTGTCACTTTTACACCTCCAACGCCTTCTATAGCATATGTTTTCTGCTTATAGTCTGTAATATTGCCTCCATATGCCTGGCTCACAAGAGTATCAAAATATCTCGATCTGAGATCTTCATCTGATTCTTCATTTTCGCCCGGAATTAAAATAGCCGTGATTTCTGCTGTTTCTAATCCGTTAATATAGTCAATCGGAATCAACTGACCAGAAATCCCATTTGGAAGACTTCCTGCTGTCTCACACACCATCTCATACACACCATTTCCAATCGGTTCTTTAACTGTATAATTGTAATCTCCACAATTAAATCGCAAACCAGACAAATCCAAGTCAACCGGTTTAAAAGTTCCCTGAACAATCGCATGCGTTGCTGGCTGTCTTGTGATTCCTCTTTCCATGCATCTTTTATCCAGATAAACTCCTTGACAGGTATCTGCAAATGTCTGGTCTAAAGCTGTCTCTAATTCAGTATAAAGAATAGACATTTCAAATGCTGCCGGTGCAAGTGCATCAAATATAATCGCTCCCTCACGCTTATCTAGGGTATCTGGCACCCTAGACAACATACGTTCCATAATCTTTTCATATGTCATCTCTTCGAACATTAAACACTCACCTCTTTTTCCATCTGAAAATCACCAAAAATGGTGTGTACTGAAAATGTACACACCACCTCATGTTTTTTACTTGTATCAAATTCAAATTGATCTACCGAATTAATTCTTTCATCTTGCAACAATGCTTCTTCGATTCGCCTGGTTATCTCAGGACATGCATATGTTACTGATTCGCCAAATAAATCCACCAATTCTATCCCATAATTCCATGAGTATATCGGGTAGACATATCGTTCTGTACATAATATCTTATATACCACCTGCTTCATTGCTTCAATGGTATCCACCGTACCTCTAACGCTTTCACTGATCATTCGATAATTTTTACTCGGCATATCCTCTTCATTTATTTCTGTAAGCAACAAATTATTAACACTTGGGATCATATTTACACCGCCTTATCCAAAATAATATAACTTTGACCGCCCTGGATTCTTGCAAGGATCACTTTATCTCCTGTTTTTAATGCATTATGGATTACTATTTTTTTTCGTCCCCTTTTCATATTCCCAATCAACATCAACAGACATCTCATGGTTTGTTACATTACGCGCTAAGACAAGTTGTTCTTTCCCAAGTATAAGCTTCTGGTCTACTTTAACTTTTAATGGAGATACGCTTAATACTGTTCCTTCATAAAATCCTGCTGGTCCGGCGGAATTTACTGCATCTAATGCTGCTTGCTTGATCTGTTTGATCAATCCATCAAATTCAGACAAAATCACCACCCCTTAATGTCAAATTCATAAAATTCTCATTTTCTCTAAAAACATGCTTACACGATTCCACCAACATCATAGACTGAACTTTTGCAACTCCTAAATCCAGAATAACAGGTAATAAACATCCTGCCCGGACTGATACATCTCCTATTGCATTCGTAATCTGAAATGATTTTGATTTTCTGTTATACAATTGCAATAAAGATTCAACTTTTTCTTTGCCATTTTCACCCTCAGATAACTTATCGTAATACTGCAGCATTCCCCACTCATTCATTTTAGATGAATCCTGCGCAATATATACATCTCTCTGTCCGGTGTTCTTATTGTCATAAACAAGCTTTATTTTGTTATACGTCTGATCATCAATGGATGAGCTATATTTATAATTTTCTCCTGTTTTAGAATCAATCAAAATATTAACTGCCAAATTTGCAATATTTTTCAGTGACAATGAGCCGAAATCATCATATAAAACATACATTTCACCAACATTCATTAAAGTCTGATCCAGACAATCCTGCATGATGTCAAATAAAGATTTTCCGTCTTCCACAAGGGATGGTATTACATAACCGGTATCTTCCACATCTCCAGTCTGCAATTCAAAATCTGCAGCTATCAGCTCTAAAACTTCACCGGCTGTTTTCCCATTAATCACATAAGTATCCTTATTTTTAAAATACCGCAATTGATCATATGCAGTAATCGACAGCACCGGTTCCTTGTCCTTTTCTATTTTAAAAATAAAGCCATAAAACACATTTAATCCATTCCAGCGCAATCTCACTGGATTACCCTCTGTGACATTTAATTTGCTGTCATACATACATTTAAAAGTTAACTTTCCCGGTGATCCATACCTTTCAGTTTCCCATTTAATATCCTCTAGTACGGCGGGAAAATACACAGTATCTCCATTCTGGATTAATAATTCTGCTGACATTTTCCCTCCTATACCGGAATCGTAAATACTTGATTTGGATATATCAAATTAGGATTGCTGATTCCATTTGCATTTGCAATTTTCATATAATATGTTTTTGATCCACTTCCATAAAACTTTTTTGCTATTACACTTAAGCAGTCACCCTTTTTGACGGTATAAGTGGTTGGCAAACCATTAGATGGTGCTGTTGATGTATTACGAGAATTTTTCACCTTTGCTGTTGTCTTTCTCTGCGTAATCGATAAAATAGCTGTTTTCGTTCCATATTCCTTATACTGCTTAAGCTTTATCGATACAGTAACGTCTAAACCGTTCTTGCTTTCTTCCACAATGTTATAATTTTCAAGTGATACTTTCATATTCGTATCAAATAACATCTTTCCGTTAGGAAATGCTCGTGTAACGATAAATTGAAATGGCAGTTTACTTTTTTTCAATGTCTCTATAGCATTCAGAAAGGCCTCTGCTGGCTGATAGCCATTTTTATAAACTGCAAAACCATATTGAACATTCGGTAACAGCGCATCAAATTCAATTTCTGTCAAACTGGCAGATTTCAAAACATTAATTTCACCATCATTTATAAGGTTATATGTTTTATTCTGTCCACCAATTTTAAGAGTGAGCTTCGATGGTGCAACCGGCAACAATGTTTTTCCTAAATAAAAATAATATGACATTTTATGAATGCACCCCCTCTGCTGCTTGCTGCAATGCTTCTGTTACTCCATTAGCCAAATATGAAATCACTCCATCAAGATCTGTATCCTGGCTTACTGTATTTGTAACCCCTCCCATATTTACATTTACACTTGCTGTTGTAAAACGATTAATGACTTCCCGCTCTGCAAGGTCTCTCATGTACTCCAAATTTTCATTGCTGATATCTACAGAATCTGCAATTGCACTTGTATCTTTCGAAATATCTCCCAACGTTGAAGCCATTCCATCCGATGCAGAATCATATCCAGCGGAAGTAAGTAAATCTGAAAAACTGTCTGTAGATAATCCGCCGGAAAAAGCAGAAGATATTTTATCATCAATTCCTTTTCCGAAATCATAACCACTTTGATACGCATCACCATAATTTATACGGTCAAGCGTGTAGTCTTCTGGATTTAACTGATTTGATGCTGTTCCTCCCGCATCTTCAATTTTAGCGTCGATTTTTGCCTGTATTGTATCCTGAAAGCCACTCACCGCATCAGCAAGACTAGACCCAAAGATCGTATCTAGTAATTTTGCAGCACTTTCAACAACACTTATGATGAAATTTAAAAGAGACAACAACATCATTTCAATAGCAATAATCGGATGATCGAAAAGAACCCCAAAAGCCGCCGCAAAATTTGCAAAAAAATTCCATAATCCTACTCCAGCCGTTATGATCCTGTTCCACCACCCTATCAAAATATTTCCAATCAGAGCACCGGCTGTAGCGATTACTCCACATATAACACCTGTCGCACTGATAGTTGTACCCTGTACCTTATTAATTGCTGCAACGACCATGTAAATTACTGCTATCACTGCAACAATGGCAAGTACAATCCATGTAAGCGGACAAGCATATAAAGCAGCATTAAATGCAATCTGTGCCGCAGATGCTCCGGTTGTAGCTGCCGCTTCTGTTGCTGTAGCTGTCCCATGCGCAACCGCTCTTATCGCAGCGACCAATTTTAATCCGTTGGAAACTGCTTCATATGCATTATGCATTATAAGCACACCATTATAAAATGCCAGTGCCAATGCCACACTATAAATAATTGGACTGATAATGGACCAGTTATCAGATACGAAAGCGGCTCCCTGAATCAGCGTATTAACCACACTCAGTGATACATTTGCAAGTACAGCCATATCATTTATTGCAGTCTGCGTAAATTGTTTAAATTCCTCACTATTCGCAATCTCATTAATTCTCTGTAATACCGGTTGGAATTTCATTAATGCTGTATTTTGCATAGATGTCCAAATCTGCGACCATGTCATAGGCATATTATTAAACTTGTCGTTGATCTCATCAGAAGCAGAAAAGATTGCCTGTTTTACAATATCAGCCGAAATCTGTCCCTCCGACGCCATCTGCCGGATTTCTCCGATTGGGACTTCGAGATAATTTGCGATCTCCTGTATAAGGTTCGGAGCCTGCTCAAAGATACTATTAAGCTCATCACCACGAAGGACGCCAGAGCCTAATGCCTGTGACAACTGCAACATTGCATTTGAAGCTTCTGTCGTGGATGCGCCGGCAATTACCATCTCTTTTTGTACAAGATTTGCAAAATCAACGACCTCTGCCGAACTGCTAAAAGCATCCTTCGCATTATTTCCGAATTTTGCAACGACTGCTGACATATCTGCAAATGAACCTCTGGCATCCTGCGCAGACGCATACACTAGATTAAATAAATCTGACGTACTTTTTAAATTTCCTCCTACAGATTCGAAACCATTATTCATCATTTCAAGACGTGCCGTTATTGCTGTCAGTTCGTCTGATGTATCAAGAACATTTTTTAATGTCTGTACTGTTGCTACAGTTGCGAGTATACCTGCAGCTTTTCTAAATGCATTTTCCAATCCACCAGCAGAACTTCTTGCCTTTTCTGTCTGTTCCTGCATTTCCTGTATCTTATTATTTGATCTATCTAACTCATCCTGTATATCCTGAATCTTTCTTTCATATCCATACAATTCCTGCGTGATTGCCTGAATACCAGCAGAATTAAATGCAGAATTAGTTGCCTGATCTGTATCATGCAATGCATCCGTTGTGCTGTATAAAGCGGCTGTGATACGATTTAATGGTCCTGTCATCTTATCAGTTATCTCAATAGCTGTTCCTATCGCCATAAATCCACCAACCTTTCATGAGCATAAATATAATTTTAATACTCTTGTTATTTTGAGCTATGCTTCATTTTTTCTTCCTGCCTTTTTTCAGCTTCAATCCTCAAATCAATTGCCGCATAAATAAAAGCACGCTCATTTTCATCTAGTTCCATTAATCTGGACGGCAATATATGAAGCTTATGCAATGCATAATATGCATAATTGGCTTCACTATCGCCGCCTTCTATTAGTTTTTTGCCTCTTCCACCTTATCATTCATGGTTTCATCTAATCCGTTGTATTCCTGGACAAATTCGACAAAATTGTTATACTCTGCCGGATCATCTACCATTTCTTTCAAAAGATCTGATGCAGTTTTAACTCCATAGGAATCCTGTAACTCTGCATTATAAAGATCTGGGTATACTACAGCTGAAACGAGTAATTCTGCTACATATTTAGAAGAATTTACTTTTGGTCGCATAACACCTGGTTTTCCGGTGACTGGAACATCTATTGTGCATTTTTCTCTGATAGCTTCTGTTTCTTTTGTTGATAAAGCTTTAATTTCCCATTTTAACGGTTCTCCATTTTCATCGCATAATGATTTTGTTGCAGCAAAAAATGCATTTTTCTTTTCCTTTTTGTTCTTTTTCAAAAAATATGCTAAATTTCCCATATCACTTACCTCATTCTTAAAATATAAAGGCAGACACTGCATGATCTGCTAATTGTCTGCCTCAACTCTTTACATATATTCTGGATCTGTATATCTCTCTGGCGAATCAAAATCCATTGCATATCCTTCAATGGTCTGCTCTACAAATTCGCCGTCTGCGTCGAACATCGATAAAAGAACATCTCCCTCAATTACACACTGCTTATATACCTTCGTGCTCCGTCCCATACATGTTGCTGAATCACTACTCGTTACCTGGCATTCAAAGGTTGGCAATAAGCCTGTATTCTTAAATTCCTCGATCAATTTATCAAACATTTCACTGCATTTATAAACTGTCATTGAGAATTTAATGGTAAGTCCGACCGCTTTTTTACCATCAATCAATGCACCTAATCTTGTTACATCGGCATTTTTGACATTTGCTTTTGCTTCAAATTTTTTTGCATTAAGCATAGAATAACGTCTTCCATTAATTGTGCAAAAAAACTCTGCCTGTTTTGCGCTTGGTGCATCCTGCGTATTCATAAACTGTTTCGACATGCCCATCTTCCTCCTGTTACTCAATCATTGATTTCATGTACAATTTTTCCATTGTATTAATAATGGTAATTGCGCTGTTAATAAGTACTGATTTCTTTGTATCGCCCTGTTCTACAGTAATATCTTCTGGGTCAAAATCTTCGATTGCATTGATATCACTTAACTGCTGATCAATTTTCACAATATCCGACCACAAACTTACTCTTCCCGATTTGTCATTTGGAACCTTGCCAAGATATTTGGAAGCAAAAATTGAAGCAATAGAATCTGCTCTTGTGTCAATGACGCGGATTGTCTGATTATCCTTGAAAATATCGCCCATTTCGTCTGTAATGCTGGTAAAAGAATTAATATCCTCAAGAACATGAACCTCTGTACCTACCTGATGTAACACCCATTCGCCTTTTTCCAGAGCTTCTGTAAGTTCATCCTGAGTAAATTCAGTGTTAATGCTTAATTCGCCATCATATTTCATATTCGTTGCAGACTTATTTACAGCAGTACCGGCAATAACACCTGTAGCCCAATACACAAGTTCTGCACTGTTTTTCACATTTACACATGAAATCGAATCTGCCGAACTATAATCGTGCATAACCACCTGTAATCGAATGCCTACATCATTTCTCAATCTGTCTGCAAAAGCGGCATACAGTCCTTTTACTGCACTTTCAGATCCAGCATATCCAATTGCATTTACATCTGGATAAGAACTGATTTTATCCAAAAATGCCTGATGATTTGATGTCGATGCAGTACCGTTTGTTCCACCGCTTAATGCCGTTGCTGCCGTAACAGACAATTCAGCGGATTTTTTCCACATAACAAAATCATTATCAATAAGCTCTGATGCTTTGGAAACTGTCTGACTGTCCATTTTTTCAGTTCCAAGAT